CGATTACAAGGATATCAAGATCATTCAAAGACATCAGTTTGTCTTTTGTGCCACATCCAGTGACAAAAGATCTTCCCATATTAAAAAATGAGAGTGCGATTCGTAGATCGGTGAGGAATATTGTAGAAACAATTCCTACTGAGAAGTTTTTTGATTCTGATTTTGGGTCTGACGTATATAAAAGTTTATTTGACTTTGTTGATTTTGGTACTGCATCTATCATACAGGATCAAATTAAAACATGTATTGCTAATTTCGAACCCAGAGTAAATAATGTAGGTGTACAGGTTAACCCACAACCTGATGACAATTCATTTGAATGTACAGTTAGATTTGATATCATTGGTCAAGAATTTCCTACACAGGAATATTCATTCATATTAGAAGCAACAAGATAATCACATGGCTCTTACCAAATTTTCAAACTTAGATTACGATCAGATAAAAACATCCATTAAGGATTATCTTAGGTCAAACTCAAACTTTACAGATTTTGACTTTGAGGGGTCTAATTTCTCTGTTTTAATTGATACACTTGCATATAATACCTATATTACATCATTTAACTCTAATCTAGTCGTCAATGAGTCCTTCTTGGACTCTGCAACGGTTAGAGAGAACGTTGTGTCTCTTTCTAGCAACATTGGGTATACACCCCGTTCTAGGACTGCTGCAGAGGCACAGATAGATTTGGAGTTAACAATACCAGAAACAGACGTTAATACAGTATCTGCACTCACTTTACAACCAGGATTGCTTTGTACTGGAAATGTATCCGATACTTCTTACCTATTTTCAATAGTAGATAAAGTTACCACTCAAATATCTGGTAATGTTGCCAAATTTGAAGGGTTAAACATCCATCAAGGGACATTTTTAAAGAAAAAGTTTGAATATAATGGTTCATTAGACCAAAGATTCATCTTAGATAACCCAAATATTGATACATCTAAGATAAGAGTGTACATTAGTGATGATTCTGCGGAAATTGGTATTGAATATACGGCAGTAGACAACATTATTAACGTCGATTCAACCTCAAGGATATTTTTTGTACGTGAAATACAGGATGAAAGGTATGAAATAAGGTTTGGTGATGGTATATTTGGTAAAAAATTGGGAGATTATGTTGGATCTGACGGTAAATACATCACTATTCACTATATGACCACTGATGGTCAAGATGGTAATGGTGCACAAGCATTTACATATGCAGGATTGGTTAATAATCAGAACGATGTATCCCAAACATTAACAAAAGTTACTTTAACTAAGAAAATAAACTCTCAAAATGGGTCTAATATTGAAAATGTTGAATCAATTAAATATTATTCACCATTAATATACTCTTCACAGAATCGTGCTGTAACAGCAAGGGATTATGAGGCAATTATTAAGAAAATATACCCAAATACGGAGTCAGTTTCTGTTGTTGGGGGTGAAGAACTGGACCCACCAGAGTTTGGAACAGTTAGAATAAGCATTAAACCAACAAATGGTAGTTATGTATCTGATTTTTCTAAGTCAAATATACTATCAAAGTTAAAACAGTACTCTGTATCTGGAATTAATCAATCGATTACTGATCTTAAAGTACTATATGTTGAGATTGACTCAAGTGTTTATTATAATGATTCGTTTATATCAGAACCAAGTACATTGAAAACAAATATAATAAACACATTAACACAATATTCAAAGTCGGTTAATTTAAATAAATTTGGTGGTAGATTTAAGTACAGTAAGGTATTACAAACAATTGATGATACTGATCAAGCAATAACATCAAACATCACCAAAATAAAGATTAGAAGAGATTTAAAGGTACAGAAAGACCAATTTGCACAGTATGAGTTATGTTTTGGTAATCAATTCCATGTTAATTCAAAGGGATTTAATATTAAATCTACTGGATTTAGGATTCCTGGAGAACAATCCACGGTATATTTGACAGATGTACCTAAAGAGGATCATAAGACTGGAACATTAGCAATTGTAAAACTAATAAATGACAGTAAATCAAGGATTGTTATTGGTAATGCAGGTACAGTTGATTATATTAAAGGTGAAGTTATTTTATCATCAGTTAAAATAATCTCAACATCTAAACCAGATAGTATTGTTGAAATACAAGCTTTTCCAGAATCCAATGATGTTGTTGGATTGAAGGATTTATATATCTCATTTAGCATATCTGAAAGTACAATAAATATGGTAAGAGATGTTATTGCATCTGGAGATGAAATTTCTGGGGTTAAATTTACCAAAGATTTTTATACATCAAGTTATTCTAACGGGAAAATAACAAGAGAGTAGTATGATACAAACAGGATTTGAAAGTAGAGTAAAGATTCAAGATATTATATCGAATCAACTTCCAAATTATATTTTGGATGAGAGTCCTCTTACTTCTGATTTTCTTAAACAATATTATATTTCACAAGAATATCAGGGTGGTCCAATTGACCTTTCTGAGAACTTAGATCAATATTTAAAGCTTGATAATTTAACTCCCGATGTAATAGTTGATTCTACTACCACAGTTGGTATTACCACTGTTGGTGCTAAAACAATTAATGTTACTACTACAAAAGGATTTCCAAATCAATATGGTTTGTTGAAGATTGGTGATGAGATAATAACTTATACTGGACTTACAACTAATACATTTACAGGTTGTGAACGTGGATTTAGTGGAATTACCAGTTATCATCAAGATTTAAATGAAGAAGATCTTGTATTTTCTACTTCTAATGCAATATCACATGAGAAAGATGTAAATATTCAAAATTTGAGTTCTTTATTTCTTAAAGAATTTTATAAGAAAACAAAGAAAACTTTTACTCCTGGATTAGAAAATATTGATTTCGATCCTGAAGTTAATGCTGGTAATTTTATAAGAGAAGCAAGATCTCTTTATCAGACTAAAGGAACAAATGAATCATTTAGAATATTATTTAATGTTCTTTATAATGAGATACCTGAGATTTTAAATTTAGAAGATAATTTAATTAAACCATCTACTGCAAAGTATGTTAAGAGAAGAATTGCTATAGCAGAGGTTATTAGTGGTAATCCTTTAAAATTAAAGGGAGAATCAATATTTAAAAATAAATTAAATACTGATATAAACGTTTCTGTATCAGAAATTGAACCATTTACTAGAATTGGTGTAGGAACATATTATAAATTTGGATTGTTTATTGATAATAAGGGTTCTAACGAAATTACAAATACATTTGATGTTACCTCAAATTCAAAGGTAATTGGAGATGTATCTATTGGTTCTTCTATTATTACTGTAGATTCTACAATTGGATTTAGTACTTCAGGTATTCTAGTATCTGGTGATAATACAATTAACTATACACATAAAACAGTAAATCAATTTTTAGGTGTAACTTCTATTACTAGTCCTATCAAGTCTACAGATAATATTAGATCTGATGATTATTATTATGGATATGAAAATGGTGATGTTAATAATCAAGTATTGTTGAGATTTACAGGAGTATTATCGGAATTTAAACAAGATACACCCCTCTTAGTTGATGCTGGTGATATTATAGGTGTAAAGAATGTAGGAGATAAGATTAAAAATAACAATGAAACGTATAAAGAAATATTTGCAAATTCTTGGATTTATAATACTAGTTCATCATCTAAACTCGAATATTTATCAGGTGGGTCAGCATCTGCTAATATATTAAGTCCAATAGATAGATCAAATTTGAAGTATGGTGATAGAGTAGAAGTTGTTGATAATACTACTAAAGATATAGTTTATCCTACTACTGGTGAAGAATTTCCATATGTTGCTAAAAAATTATATAATGGTCAAACAGCAATTGATTTAACAAACTATGAATATGATATCAGTAAAAATGATAATGTATCTTTAAGAAGACGATTAAAAACAGCAAATAGTTCTTCTACTCCCATAGAATTTGGTAATGATGTAGTAACTTCTGATGTTCAAAATGTTTATTTTGGGAATGATTTTGCATATGTGGCATCAAATTCCTTACCATCATATAGTCCCGATGGTACTTTTCCATATAATGAACAAATAGAAGTTAATATTCGATCAACAACATTAACTTTTTCTGGTGATTCTGCTGGTATTTTAATAGGTCTCATTGATAATGATCCAGTAAAGGCATTATACAGCACAATATCATTTCATGATGTTCATTTATTTGTTACTGGTGATAAAGTTTATTATGAACCAACAAATTTACCTCTAGTTGGTATAGAAACTGGAATTTATTTTGTTAAAAAAATTGGTGAAAAGGAAATTCAATTATATGGATCTAGTTCTGGTATTTTAATTGATCAGTATATTCCCATAGGAGAACCTTCTCCCAATGATGGTAGTCATAAATTTACACTATATTCTCAAAAGTCTGGAGAAATTGCTCCTCAAAAACTACTTAAAAAATTCCCATTAAAATCAAATCTGAATAATGGACAATTAACAGAAACTACTCCTGGTGGTACTGGTATGTTGATTAATGGGGTTGAAATTGATAATTATAAATCATCAGATAAAATTTATTATGGTCCAATAGATTCTATATCAGTATTGAATAGTGGTAATAATTATGATGTAATAAATCCTCCAAATATTACTATATCAAATTCAATTGTTGGTTCTGGTGTAACAGCACTTGCACAACCAGTTTTATCAGGTAAAATTGATAAAATTTTTATGGAGGAACAAGATTATGATATTGAATCTGTAGTTTCTGTTGGTATGAGTGGAGGTAATGGTAGTGGGTGTAGTTTAGAAGCCGTTCTTAAAATTAGATCTAGGGAAGTTCCTTTTAATGCCGAACCAACAACTTATGGTGGTGGTATTAATAGTTCTCCAAGTACCAGTGATACTGGTAAAATAACTTTTCAATCTAACCATAATTTTGTTACAGGACAATCTATACAATATGAAGCTTCTAACGGTGCTTTAATTGGTATAGGTGTAGGTAATGATACTTTATCTAATTTTGCAAATTATTATGCAAGAGTAATGAATAGTACCACAATCAAACTTTATAATACGTTTGATGATTCTATTTTTGGAAATACTGGAATTAATACAATTTATTTTAATGGAAAAGGATCTGGAATTCAAAAATTTACAATTGATCCAAAACTTACTGTTGATGATGTTAGGGTATTAGATGGTGGTGAAAATTATACAAATAGAAAATTATTAGTTAAACCAACTGGAATATCAACATACACAGATACAGTTAAATTTAAAAATCATGGTTTTAATAGTGGAGAATTAATATCATATTCTGCTGTAGATGGAAATGCTGCAAAAATAGATGGGTTGGAGACAACTACCGATTATCAATATTATGTTCTTAAAAAAGATGATAATAAATTTAGATTATGTGATGCTGGTATAGGAGGAACAATTAAGACAAATTATGAAAATAAAAATATTGTTTCATTTGGAAGTACTACTGGAACTGGTTATCAGCAATTTTCTTATCCTCAAATAAAAGGATTTGTAAACATAATTTCTATAAGTGGTGCAACATCTTCTATTCCCATAACACCATCAGTTAAAGGATCTATAGTTGATGTTTATGTTTATGAATCTGGGACAGGATATGGATCAACAATTATCAATAGTGAAGTAAATCCAACAATTACAATAAAAACAGGTAAAGATGCTGCATTAACTCCATACTTTACTAATGGATCCCTATCATCTGTTTCTGTTGAATATGGTGGTAAAGAGTATTACTCATTACCCAATTTAGAAGTTATTGATCCTACTGGAAAGGGTGTTGGTGCAGAATTAAAACCAATTGTTCAAAATTTGAAAATAACAGGAGTTGAAATTTCTAATGCAGGAATTGGATATTCAACATCTTCATCAATTTTAGTTAAATCTTCTGGAGAAAATGCAAAACTTATTCCTAAAGTAAGACCTCTTACAATTAATAATAGGATTAGATTTGGTGAAGATAATCAATATTATCGATTAGTTGAAACTACAAATAAATTAAAATATACTGCATATTCGTATAATGATGATTTCTTTGGTGATGATGGAACAAAATCTTCAAGTATTATTGGATGGGCATATGATGGAAATCCAATATATGGTCCTTATGGTTTAAGTGATCCCAATTCGTCCCCATCAGATATTGGTGATAGTGGATCTGTAAGAAAACTTGTACCTGGATATGTTTTAGATACTAATAATGTAATTGATAGACCAGATTTTAGTGCCGGACATTTTGTTGAAGATTATAAATTTAACAATAGTGGTGATTTAGATAAATTTAATGGTAGATTTGAAAAAACTAAGGAATTTCCTAATGGTGTTTATGCATATCATGCTACTATAGATCAGTTTCCATATTTTATAGGTAATGAATATAGATCACCAATCATAACTGAAAATATTTCTTCTTTTGACCAATCTACTTTTGATTTTAATACTTCTGGTGTATTAAGAAATACTTTACCATATAAAGTTTCAGATAATTATGCTGATAATGATTTTATTACAGAAACAAATGAGATTGAAAAGCAGGAAGTTGAAATTAAATCAGTTTCCGTAGGCGGTATAACTGGATATGATATAGCAAATTCTGGGTATGATTATAAAATTAATGAATATTTGTTATTTGATGAATTAGGGACTGGTGGTAATTCATTGTCTGCTAGAGTAGGTTCTATAAAAGGTAAAGATATTAGTGTTATTGAAACTACTGTAGATACCTATAATAATTCATTATTAATATGGGGTGAAAATAATATAGAGTGTGTTATTGAACCAAATCATTCTTTTAATGAAAATGATAATGTAGTTATTTCAGGACTTTCCAGTGATTTATCTACTATTAATGGATCTTATAAAATTGGAATAACAACGTTTGTTTCAAATACAATATCAACAGTAGGTACTTCCCCATCTGCAGGATTTACTACAGAAATATATGTTTCTGCAATACCAGAATCTATTTCTATTGGAAGTAGTATATTAATAGGTCCAGAAACTTTGAAAATTTTGAATATATTTGAGAAATTAAATGTTATTAGAGTTGAAAGAGATTCAACTAATTATGGATCAGAATATCCAGCTGGAATAGGTGTAACCTATCTTACAGATTCATTTAAGATTAATAAAAAAACTGATTATTTTAATTCTTCAAGAAAGAAGAGTATCTATTTCAACCCTACTAAGTCTGTTGGTATTGGTACTACTCCAGGAACTACATATGAAGTATCATTTGATTTTGCAGGAAATAGTATTACTAGAAATATTCCTGTAAGACAACTTTATATTGAAAATCACCCATTTAAGAATAATCAAAAAGTTTCTTTAACAATACCTTCTGGGAATATTGCAATATCAACCAATAAAGTAGATCCTGCATTTAATATACCAACATCTCTGTATATTGTAAATAAAGGAATTAATACACTTGGAATAAAAACTGGAATTGGTACTGCTAGTGATGGATATGAATATGAAGAGGTTTATTTCCGTAGTCTTACTAATGCAGATAGTGATAAGTGGCTATTTAAGAGTGATGATACTGTTCAAGTTACATCTAAAATTCAGAAAATAAAATCTGTAGTTTCCGTATCAACTGTTGGGACATTTAATTCTGGATATCATCAGTTATCGAATGATGATAAAATTATATTAAAAGTTAGTCCAAATATTAGTTCTGGAATAGGATCACATTCTAATATTCAAGTAAAGCGTGACTTATTGACAGGAAGTATTTTAATTGATCCAATTACTTTCAATAGTGGTGATGTTAATATTACAGATAATACTATTACATTAGGATCTAAAGGATCTAATTTAAAAACAGGTGATAAAGTTTTATATTCTGGTGATGCTGCAGGATTATCTATAGGTAATTATTATGTTTATAAAGTTGATGATAAAATAATTAAATTATCTAAAACCTATTCAGAAGCAACACAAGAAATACCAAACGTTATTGATATTACAGGTACAGGTACTTCAGGTCAAACTATTAGTCTAATTAATCCTCGTATTATTAGTACAAATAACACCGATTTAGTATTTAATCATTCAGATTCTTCTATGAATGGATATAATTTTAGACTATATTATGATCAAGAATTTAAAAATGAATTTGTTGGAACAGGGTACACTTCATCATTTAATGTTTCTACTGTTTCTAATATAACAACTATTGGTTATGGTAGTAGTTTACCTAAGAGACTTTATTATAATATAGAAAAATCGGGATTTATTTCAACTTCCGATACTGATGTTATTAATCATTCTGAAATATTGTCAGTTGGTAGTGTATATGATGGTGAATATAGCATTAGTGGTGTTGGACAAACAAACTTTACTATATTTTTGGATAAAATCCCAGAAAGATTTACATATCAGTCATCTCAATGTGATGTAATAGAATATACAACCAAATCAAAGTCTGTTAAAGGTCCTATTAATAAGGTAGATATTGTTTCTCAAGGATCTGGGTATAATAAACTTCCCAAGTTTGTTGGTGTTGTGAGTACTTCAAATGGTAAAGATGCATCAATTATATTAAAATCTAATACTATAGGAGATGTAACTAATGTTAGATACATTAATGGTGGATTTGAATATCCATCAGATAAAACTTTAGAACCAATTGCCTATATTTCACCAATAATAGAATTAAAAAATTCAGATAGTATTGGTATTGTTACTGTAACTTCTGGTGGACAGAATTATCTCAGTGCACCAAATGTTAATATTATTGATTCTGAGAGTCGAAATGTAATTGATAGTGGACTGTTAGAGGCAGAATTATTAGATAGTTCTATTTTTGATGTTAATGTTGTAGAAAAACCTTTTGGATTACCAGAAAAAACTGTAATACTAAAAACAACAAATAATACGAATGGTATTAGTATTTTTAGAGTGGATTCACCAGGAACAGCATCTGGACCATCTGATCCTGTTGAATTCTTTATTACTCTTGTTACTCCAACAATCAATTTTGGAACTGCACCATTCAAGTTAAATGATGAGATTTTTGTTGAAGGTATTGAAAAATATGGTACTGATGGTACTGGTTGTAATTCAACAGATCTTGGATATAGATTTTTAAAAGTAACTGAAATTATAGGTGGTTTAAATCCAAATCCATTTAAATTTAGAGTTAGTGCTGTTGGATTGACTACTGGAGTAGGTATTGCAGTTACAACACCTATTAATTTTACTTCAGTAGTTAATAAATTGGATTATCCAACATTCGAGGTCGTACAAAATAAACAAAAATTTGATGTTGGTGAAAATTTAGTTATAAATCAGACTGTAACTGATATTAAAATTGAACAAGATAATTTAGGTTCGATTAAAGTTACGGGACCTAATGTAGATGATTTATCTGTTGGTGATGTTATTGCTGGAAATACATCAGGAAATAAAGGAACAATACGGAAAATTACTACAAATGATGCTAGATATAAGATTGATTTTTCACATACAAAAGATATTGGTTGGTTTGATGAAATTGGAAAATTGAATGATAATACTCAAGTAATACCTGATAATGATTATTACCAAAATTTATCATATTCTATTAAAAGTTCTATTACCTGGGATAAATTACAAACTCAGGTAAATAATATTCTTCATACTAGTGGATTGAAGAATTTTGCAGATACTGGAATTACTTCAACTTCAACAGTTAGTTTAGGATCTACATCAGAAATATCAGTTATACGGGATTACTTAAGTGAGAAAAGAGTTGATGAGATTAAAGGTATCGATTTAGTTAGAGATATTGATACTACTGGTAATGTAGCAAGATTGATAGAATTTAAGAATCTAAGATTATCAGATTATATTAGTTGTATAAGTAACGATGTTTTCGTTATGGATAATATTAATAGCCAATTCTCAAATTTAGAAGATACTGAAAGCTATTATACAGATATATTAGATATTGCTGCAAATGGAAAATATACTAATATAGTGGTAAGAGTTACTGATAATAATCGCACTACAGGAGTATCAACACAAATTCAATTATCAGAATTAGTTTTGATGAATTCTTATGAATATTCTGCAAATAATCAGAATACTTTATTAGAGAAATATCAAGTATTTAATTCTGATGTTGATGGTTATGTTTCTATAGAAGAAGATCAGTTGGGTACTTTTAAAATTGAAACTAATGATATTGGTGCAAATGTTCTTAGATTTTATCCAAAAGATAAATTTAATGTTGATTATGATTTAAAAATTCTTACAGGTAAGTTTAACAATATCACTTCAGGTGTTTCAACAATTAAAGTTGGTCCAATTAATAGAAGTGTGTTTACCCAAAAAGTTACTAATGGAAATACAGATTTGATAGTGGCAGTTGGTATTGATAGTATAAGTTCATTATATGCAAATAGTCAAATTATTGAGACTTCAACTGGAAAAATGAATTTTGTTGAATCTTATATAACACAAGATGGAGAAAATAGTTTTATATCAGAAGCATATAGTGATAGTAATCCAACTACAACTAGTGGTAATAAAATTGGTATATTAACTTCTACATTATCTGGTGATATTTTATCACTTAAATATGAAAATGATACATCATCTGATGTAGTTATTAGATCTCGTATTGTTGGATTTGGGTCTACTGGATTTATTACACCAGAAGGACATACTGGTGTTGGCACATATAGATTTAAATCAGTTGATGAACCAGATGGATATGAAAGATCTGTAATTTATCAAGGGATATCAACTAGTGGTGTTGGAAAAACAACAATTGTTGGACTAAGTTCTAATTTATTTGATTCTGCTAAATCTATAGTTGAAGTTAGTGTAGGTGCTTCAAAAGCAGTTCATGAAGTATTATCTATACATGATACAACTAATGTTTTTGTACAATCATCAAAATTCCTTTCTGGTGTAGTTTCTCCAATTGGTAATACTGGATTAGGTACTTTTGGTGGTGAATATGATGGAAGTGATTTTGTAGTTAGTTTTTATCCAGATGATGAAGTTGGTGTGACAACAGTATCAATATTTAATGAATGTCTCTATACTGCGATTGATTCATTAAATATACCCGAAACTTTATATTATTCAAATGTCTATAATGAAAATTTAGGATTCAAATACTATAATGGTATTAGTGCTGATCGTATTAATAGAAGAGACTTTAAATTAAATACAAATTCTATTCCTATATTTGCAAAATCATTTAATCCAAATTCTTCTAAATTGGATATTGATACAGGTACTTTTAATATAGATAATCATTTCTTTAGAACTGGTGAAGAACTATCTTATACTCCAAAATCAACAATAATTGGTATTGGTTCTACACCTGTAATGTATCGTGATGCAGCTGCTGGTATTACATCAACTTTACCATCAACAGTATTTGGTATAAAGAAAACTGATGATTCATTCCAAATTGCAACTACAAGAGCAAAGGCAAATGCTGGAACTGCAATAACATTTACTGGATTTGGTGAGGGAAATGCACATACTATAGCAATAAAACAACCCAATGCAAGATCATTAATCACTATTGATGATATAGCACAATATCCAATAACACCTACTCCAATATCACATACTTTAGAATATAATCATGATGTTCATATTGGATTGGAGAATACTATATTCTCTTTAAGTGGTATTTCATCAATACATGTTACAGATATATTGAAAATTGATAATGAGTATATGAAAGTTATTGATGTTGGTACTGGATCAAGTTCAATTGGTCCAATTACACCAGGAATAGGAACTTTCCCATTAGTATCTGTTGAAAGAGGTTCTGTTGGTACTGCTAAATCTATTCATACAAATGGAGATCAAGTTGATAAGTATAAAGGTGGATTTAATATTGTAGATAGTACAATTCACTTTACTGATGCACCAAGAGGAAATCCTAATAGATCTTTAACTGGTGGTGGATTGGATTTTCCAACATCAGAATTTACTGGAAGGGCATATCTAAGAAATAATTACTCTACAAATGAAATATATGATGATATTTCTAATCAATTTAATGGAATAACGACTACATTCACATTAACTGTTGGTGGAGCTAATACTATTGGTATTGGAACTACAGGTGGAAATGGTATACTGTTTATAAATGGAATATTCCAAACACCAACAACAGATAATAATCCAGCAAATAACTTTAAGATTATAGAAACTGGTAGTGGTGCGACTGGTGTAACTAGTGTTATATTCTCTGGAATAACTTCAACTAATGGTGAATTAATTATTTCTGATGAAGATATTAATAGTAATGGGTTACCTAGAGGTGGAATTCCTATATCATATGGTTCAACAACTGGATCTGGTTATGCACCTTTAGTTGGAGCATTAGTAAGACCTGTTTTGGATAATGATGGAACTATTACTGGTATAGTTGGTGTTCCAACTGCTGGAAGTCCATTAGCAGTGAATACTGCACAATATGATAATACATCTGGTATATTAACAGTTACTACTTTTGAAGAACACCAATTAGTTAATGGTGGAGTTAGTGTTGATGAAGTTAAATTAATGCGTCTTGAATTTTCATGTCCTGCTGGTCATGAAGGTATAACAACTACTTTCTTCCCAAGTGGTGTTTATGGGGATAGATTCTCTGTTATTAGTGTTGGTGCAACAAATGAATTTACAGTAAATGTTGGAACTAGTACAATTCCACATACTTATGTTGGTTCTGGAACTGCTTTCCCATACTACGGTGATTTAACACTAGGATCTGGATATAATGGTATAGTTTCTATCGATGTTTCAGTTATAGATGATGGATATAAACATAGATTTGTAAGTGCTGATAATAATTCAATTATTAAGGCCGCATGGGATGGTACCACAATCACTCCTACAAATGCAACATATCATCCTAGTTCTGGAATTGTTACTTTTACAGTAGCATCTCATGGATTAGCAACAGATGATTTGGTAGGTATTAAAACAGAGTCATTGACATTTAAATGCTCTAAAGACAATTATGCATCAGATCATAAGTATCCCAGACCACCATTCCCCCATACTTTTGATAGTGCTGATGCTAATGCCGTTAATGGGTCATTACAACCTACTGGTGCTGATTACAACCCCCTAACAGGTGATATGGTATTGACATTTGCTTCTGCTCATGGAATAAGTAATGGAGCAACTATAACAATTGCCAATAATTCTATTAACTTTAAGTGTTCTAGGGATGGTTTTACAACAATACATAGTTATCCAAGATCAACAGATCCTGCATCTGGAGATAGTTTAACGGTTTCTAATGCAACTGCTAATGGTGGAAAAGATCTTACAGTTAATATTGGAGAATCAAAAACAGGAGATCATGTAGCTGGTATTTTAACAACAGTTACTAAGGTAAATAATGACATCTTTAGTGTATTTGTTGGTTCTTCCGTAGGAAAGGATGCAACTATTACAGCAACACCAAAAACATATAATACTCATGTATTTGATTCTGCCAATAGTTCTTTAACTAATGCTCTTTTAATTGATGATTGGACGGGTTCTCTAGTAAGAACTCCAACTAGTGCAACATATGCTCCAGATACTGGTGATTTGGTATTATCAATTGGATCTCATCCATATACAACTTCAAATACCGTTGGAATTGAAACCAGTTCTTTAGCATTCAAATGTGATCAAGATAATTACAATAGTATTCATAAGTATCCACGTGAAACTGATCCAGTTAGTGGTATACAAACTGCAATTACTGCTGTAGATCAATCTGGTGGAACAATTACAGTTAATGTTGGAAAATCTAATGTTAATAGTGGTGGTGCATTAGACTTTACTATAGTTGGTGGTGGTAAGAGTTATACTAATCCCGTAATATCTGTATCAACACCATCATATAGCAATTTGGATGTGAGAGGAGTTTCTAGGTTGGGAGAAGGTGCAACAACAGATACTGGATTTGGTCTTCGTATAACTCCTGTAGTTGGTGCTAGCCAAACAACTGGAATTGGATCTGGATTCTTTGAAATATCTAATTTTGAGATTACTAGACGTGGTTATGCATTTAAGAGTGGTGATGTTTTTGAACCAATTGGGTTAGTTACAGATAGACAATTATATGAACCATTTGAAAAAGCAACTATGCAAATTCAGAATGTTTATTTTGATGATTTTGCGTTGTGGCAGTTTGGTGAATTTGATTATATAGATTCAATTAAAGGATATCAAGATGGTATAAGAACAAGATTCCCATTATACTATAATGGAAATAAAATTAGTGTTGATGCTGATCCAGACTTTGATAGTGATTTGAATAATGTAATGCTTGTTGTTCTAAATGGTGTAATGCAACAACCAAAAGAATCATACAATTTCATAGGTGGATCAAGTATAAACTTTGTAAGACCTTTGGATACGGATGATAATGTAGCAATATTCTTTTATAAAGGAACGGATCTTGAAGATGCTGTAGTTTCAACAGGAATGACTGTAGTTGTTGAAAAGGGTGATAGAGTTCAAATATCAGGTTTAGCAACTGGTCTTAATGGTTCTGGAAATGTAGGTGTTCCTTTACAGGATGAAAGAGTTATAAAATATTTAAATACCTCAACTAGTTTAGAAACAAATATCTATTCAGGTGCAGGTATAGATGAAAAATTATTCAGACCAATAAATCTCATAAAACAAAAACAAGATAGAATAATTGATAATACATTGGTAACAAAGAAGAGAGTTAGTTTAGAATCAATAGTTCTTCCAACTGCAAAAATAATTGGTGATTTTTCTACTAGTGATACTAGTTTTTATGTTGATAGTGCTGAGTTATTTGATTATGAAAGAACTAATGCAGATCCAACTCCACAATTTAGTGGAATAATTGTTTCGGGTAAAGAAAATCCAACTATACCAACTGTAGATGTTACTATTGATACTACTGCAACTACATTAACATCAATTTCAGTTACTGGAGGTTCTGGGTATACTTCAGTTCCATCTGTTTCTATCTCTGCACCACCAGAAATTGGTGTTGGTGTTGGAACTACAGCAACTGCTACAGCAACCATATCTAATGGAACTGTAGATGCCATTACAGTAACTGAAGTTGGACTTGGATATACAATCGCACCTAAAGTCTCAATCGAACCACCAAGTTCGATTGAAGAGCATTTGGCATCACCTTTAAATGGTATTACAGTTCAAACATCTGCAGGAATACTTACTGGAATAGGGACAACTACTGTTGGTTCATCATTAGGAATTACATTTGTTGGTATGTCAACAGAAGGAACAGGAGTAGATGCATTTGCCCCATTAAGTGTTGGGAATCCACTTTACATTTATGGAACTCAAGTTGGAACTGGAGTAACATCTATGGATGTTACGGGATCTGATACTGTTGGTATTGGAACTAGTTTTGCAGATAATGTATATACTGTTGCAGAATTTACTACATTTGGAAGTCAACCAGATATAGTTGGTTTTATTACATGTGTTATAAAATCAGATACTAATGTAGTTGGACTTGCATCAACTTCAACATCAATAAGTCCTGTTGGATATTATTCTGTTGGTAAGTTGACTAATTTTACTAGAAGTTCTTCACCAATTTCTCTCAGTGTTACTGGATTAACAGTTGATGTGGGGTTAACAACATTCCCAACATTACAAAGAAGAGGTGGTCCAGGAGATGACACTTGGAAGCAAACTGGTGGATTAAAAACACCAGAATAATGATTATTTTAATATGTTGTATAAATATCTAAAAAACTATTAAGATGCCAGCGGTAGTAACAGATCAATTTAGAATAGCGAATGCTAGTAATTTTATAGATTCTATATCAAATACTAGTAATTCTTACTATGTATTCTTAGGTTTAGCAAACCCAACAACTGGAAATAGACTTGCTGAAGGTGAAGAATATGTTGGAATTGGAAGAAGCAGTACTTGGAATAATGGTACTGAATTGAGTGTTCCAACTCCAACAGATAATTTTGAATACTTATCACTTTATAATGAGACTTCTCTTTTTGGTAAAAAAATAACTTCGTCAAATGTCAAACGGGTTATTAAGAAATATCAATGGAAAGCTAATACTAGATATGATATGTATCGTCATGATTATGATATTTCAAAAAATCCAGCACCAAATGGAAAAAGTGGATTATATAATACAAATTATTATGTAATGAATTCTGATTATAGGGTCTATATTTGTATTGATAATGGTTCTAGTGGGAGTTTACCTAAAGGAAAAAGATCTTTAGATGAACCAACATTTACTGATTTGGAGCCATCTGTAGCAGGAACAAGTGGAGATGGATATGTTTGGAAATATCTTTACACAGTTAATCCTAGTGATATTATAAAATTTGATTCTACAAAGTATATTGTTTTACCAAATGATTGGTCAACATCAACAGATCCACAAATAGAAACTGTTAGAGATGCTGGTAATTCTGATTTATATAAAAATCAAATTAAAAAAGTTTATATTGCAGATGGTGGATCTGAATATACTGAACCAACATCTGTAGATGGTGAGACTGTAAATATATTAGGTGATGGTGAAGGTGGTAAAGCCTTAGTAAAGGTTGTTGATGGTACTATAACTAGTGTTGATGTCATTTCCGGGGGTTCTGGGTATACTTATGGAATAGTTGATTTGAGTACTTTAAACAAATCTGCACAAGATAATCCTAGTTTTAATTATGCAAAATTAATACCAATTATTCCACCATCTAAAGGACATGGATATGATCTTTATAAAGAATTGGGTGCAGATAAGGTTTTAATTTATAGTAGATTTGATGATTCAACTAAAGATTTTCCCACAGATACTCATTTTGCACAAGTTGGGATTGTAAAAAATCCTAATGTATATAATTCTACAGATATTTGTAAATTAGGTGAATATTCATCATTAAGTTCGATGATTTTAACTTCAGTTGCAGATATTCCAACAACTTCTGCTGTTGTTGGTGCTGCAATAACACAAACACAATCTAATGGTGATATTGCCAAAGGTTATGTTGCATCATATGATGCTGAAACAAAAGTCTTAAAGTATTGGCAAGATAGATCATTATATTTTCCAAACTACAATGACCAATTAGATAATACGAATGTAAATACTATTGCAAAATATGTTCCATTTAGTGAAACTGGTGGAGAGGTTGAATCTCAGAAAACTGGTGCAGATTTTAAGGTTGATATTAATGCTACTATGAGTGGTATAACAACAGTAGTTGGTGATAAATTGATAAATTTAGGAGTAGAATTTACAAATGGTCTTGCAAATCCTGAGATAAATAAAAAGACGGGTGATATAATTTATATCGACAACCGTAAAGAGGTTGAACGTGATCTAAGGCAAAAAGAAGACGTTAAAATTATTCTGGAATTCTAAAAAACAATGTCACAAAAAACAAATTTAAATATAAGTCCATATTATGACGATTTTGATACTGAAAAGAATTTTTATAAGGTTTTATATAAACCAGGATTTCCAGTTCAAGCAAGAGAATTAACTGGCTCACAGTCTATTCTTCAAAATCAGTTACAATCATTTGGTGATAATATATTCAAAGAAGGGTCTGTTGTTATTCCTGGTAGTATTGCATATGATGGACAATTTTCTGCCGTTAAATTAGATATTGAGAATTATGGTATAGATATATCTCTTTATATTAAAGAGTTTATAGGTAAAAAAATTACAGGTAGAACATCGGGAATAAATGCAACTGTTAAATATGTTGCTTTACCTGGTAGTGATGATGTTGATGATATAACAATTTACGTTACGTATATAAGTGCAGATAATGATAATGAGGTAAATTCCTTTACTGATGGTGAACAACTAGTTTGTTCTGATAGTATTGTTTACGGCAATACTACAATAAATTCTGGAACACCATTTGCATCTTTAATTTCATCTAATGCAACTGCTACTGGATCTGCTGCATTTATTGAAAAAGGTGTTTATTTTATAAGAGGTTATTTTGTAAATGTTACTGATCAATCTATTGTTTTAGATTATTATTCTAATGAACCATCTTATAGGGTTGGATTAAGAATTGATGAATTAATTGTTAGTTCAAAAGAAGATAATTCATTATATGATAATGCAAAAGGTTTCAATAATTATGCTGCACCTGGTGCTGATAGATTAAAAATAAATTTAGTTTTGACTAAAAAATCTTTAGATGATCAAGATGATACTGATTTTGTAGAATTACTTAGAGTAAAAAAAGGAAAAATTAAAATATTAAACTCTAAATCAAAATACAATATAATTAGAGATTGGATAGCCGAAAGAACATATGATGAATCTGGAGATTATACTGTAAATCCATTTAAAATATCAGTATTAAATTCATTAAATGATAATCTAGGTAATGGTGGTTTATTTTATAAAGATGAAAAAACAGATGAGTTAAATTCTCCATCTGAAGATTTAATGTGTGTAAGAGTTTCTGATGGAAAGGCATATGTTCATGGATATGATATTGATAAGGTTGGAACTACTATAATTGATGTTGAAAAACCAAGAGATGTTGGAATTAATAGCACTGCAAGTGTTAATTTTGATATGGGTAGTGTTATTAGGGTTAATAATGTATCTGGTTTACCAAAGCAAGGTCAATTAGTTCAATTTTATGACGGATTTGGACAAACTGGTGATATTATAGGTAGTGCTAGAGCATATAATCTTAGTTTGAGAAATGAGGAATATTCTGATTCTACAACTGTTTGGGATTTAAGGTTATTTGATGTACAAACACAAACTCAAATTACATTAAATTCTACTATTTCTGCAACTGAATTGCCGGATAGTTCTTTTGTTAAAGGAAAAAGTAGTGGTGCCAGTGGATATTCTGTTAGTGCTGGTGATGGTACAAAAAGAATTAATTTAAATCAAACTACTGGAATTTTTGCTAAAGGTGAACAGATAGAGATAAATGGTGTAGATTTTCCCAGAACTATTGGTATATCTACTACACAGAACACACAATCAATTAAATCTGTAAAATCAACAGCTCCTAGTTTTCCAGATTTTACAGCAGATTCAAATTTAGATATATTCCAACTTCCAAATGGAATATCTGATTGTATGATTTCTGCAGAAAAAGGTACTCCAGGTATTTCTACTATAACTGCTGGTGCAAGGCAATTCAGTGGACTTAGACCAGGATCTACAATAATATATCAAAAAGGAACTGATGGAGGTGGGGATCCTACTTACAATAAAGTTAAATCTATAGGTGCTGGTAATACAAGTATAATTGTAGAAGCAATCAGTCCAAGTATACCTGGTATTTTTGATGGTAGTTTACCATCTAGTGCAGCAACAACACAAGGTACAATCAAAATGAATGTTGGTGCACCAATAATAAGGGGAAGTGGTATTTTACATGCACCATTAGGTAATAGAAATGTATCTACAGTTGATCTTTCATCTTCTAATTTAAGGGTTACCAAACAATTAACTGCAATGTCCATTACATCCAATGCACTTGTTGTTAATATTGCTGATGTTACTGGACAATATACAGAAATCACTTCAGATGCAACATTTGAACCTTTTGATGAAGAAAGATATGCAATATCTAAAGCAAGTAATGGTGTAATATCTCCAATTACAGAAGATACATTTAAATATCAGTTGAGTGGTAGTAGAATTACCATTGATGGTTTAGGTTCTAATAGTACTGATAATGTTCTTATAGCATCTGTTAAGAAAAAGGGTATTAAAAGTAAGATAAAGAATTATAATAAGAGTAAAATGGTAGATATTGTATATTCAAAATATGCAAGATCTGGTGATGTTGCAATTGGTATAGGTGCTTCTACAATTGCAGATGGTCTTAAATATGATACGAGATATGGTGTAAGAGTTCAAGATGAAAAGATATCATTAAATTATCCAGATGTAGCTAAATTTATAGCAGTTTATGAATCTATTGATAATGAAAGACCAACTTTAGATGAATTTAAATTTACTAGTACTGCAAATGTCCAATTAAATGCCATTTTGGGTGAAAATATTGTTGGATATGAATCTAAAGCAATTGCTAGAGTAGTAAATAAATCATCTACAGATGCTAATACATTAGGAGTTGTTTATTTAACAAGTTCTCGTTTTTCTGAAGAAGAAATTGTTAATTTTGATGAATCTAATATTGATACTAATATCGAATCAATAACTAATGGTACTTATAAAGATATTACAAATTCATTTAAATTAGATAAAGGTCAAAAAGATCAATATTATGACTATTCTTCTATTATTAGAAATAGTGGATCATCAGAACCTTCTAGTAGATTATTAGTTATTTTTGATTATTATTCTATCCCATCAGATGATGATGGTGATTTATTCACAGCATTAAGTTATGATTCTGATAGATTCCAATATGATATTCCTAATATAGGAGAATCTGGTATAAGAGCAACAGATACTCTGGATCTTAGACCAAGAGTATCTGTATATGATACTACTAATACTAGTCTATCATCACCTTTTAGTTTTGATAGTAGAAGTTTTACAATAAAACAATATTTAATATCAAATGAAAATGCAGATCTTGGGTATGAATTTTATCTTCCAAGAATTGATAAGTTATATTTGAATAAATTTGGTGAATTTGTTTATCAGAAAGGAACATCTGAGATGGATCCTAAACCTCCAGTAAGGACTGATGACTTAATGGAGTTGGCTACAGTAAACCTTCCTCCATATTTGTATAATGCACAAGCAGCAAAATTATCTTTAATTGATAATAGAAGATATACTATGAGAGATATTGGTAATATTCAAGATAGAGTTTCGAATTTAGAAGAAGTTACCACATTATCATTATTGGAAAATAATGTACAAACTCTTCAAATTCAAGATTCTGAAGGTAGAAATAGATTTAAAACAGGATTTTTTGTTGATCCATTTAAAAATTATTCATCAATTAGTGCATTATCTAGAGTTCAAATTAATCCACGATCACAAGAATTAATTCCAATACGTTCTAGAAATACTCTTGCATCTCAAGTAACACCAAAATTATCTACAACAGCATCAACTCTTGATTTTAATAGTGATTTTGATTTATTTGATGGAAATGTTCAAAAAACTGGTGATGTTGTAACTTTAAAATATGATGAAGAGGTGTGGTTTGGTCAATATTACGCAACCAACCTTAAGGATGGTACAAAGGGAATTATAAATGTCAATCCATACGATCTTCCTGCAATATTGGGTAATGTTGATTTGCAACCAGATGTGGATGTTTGGACAAGAACACTTCAATTAGAAGATAATGTTATTAGACAAAATGGAACCAATAGTAATGTAGATCTTAATTTATCAGATAGTGGTAATCTTGATTTAGGTAATATTACATTTGATACAGAAAATAGAAGACATATAAGAACTACTAATAGAAGTATTAAAGCAGGAAGTTCTACCGAAAGTAATACCTCCAGATTACAAGATCGTACTAATTTAAGTGCCTCTGACTCAGTTACCATTAGTAATACTGATGTAACAATTCAAAATAGATTGATTTCATCTGCATCTGAAGATCATATGAGATCTAGGAATACTGAATTTAAAGCAACTGGATTTCCTTCAAATGTAAAAACATATCTATACTTAGATGGACAAAAAATAGATGATATTACACCAAAATTATTAGCAATATGTTCATCTGTTGGTGGTGATTATGGTTCAACTAAAGCATTCAAAGTTGGTGAAACTGTAACGGTAGAAAACCCATCAACTTCAGAAGAAATTATGACATTTAGGGTTTGTACTCCTAATCATAAAGATGGAGCATATAATAATCCATCCGAAACCTATGCAAATGATCCTTACACCAAATCTGCAATTTCTAATAATTCATATTCATTAACATCTCCTATTGTAAATATTGATACTCGTGCTTTAGCAGAAGAGGCTCAAGGAGATTATTCTGGATATTTGGTTGCAAATGCAAAATTAATTGGACAAGAAAGTGGTGCTGTAGCATATGTAAAAGATTGGACTAAAAATAAAATGGTTACTGATGAATATGGTGATATAATTGGAACTTTCTACTTAAGGGATCCAAATTCTGTTCCTCAACCACCTATAAAAATTACAACAGGAAGAAAAACAGTTAGAATAACAACAAGTGCTACAAATGAAAATGTTGCACCAGGAACAATAGCAGGTCTTGTTATAGCAGAGGGTACATATAGTGCACAAGGAACATTTGAAGAATGGCAGAATGATAGAACACTTAGAACTGATACAACTACAGTTAATGCAAATGCTAATTTCTCAATAGGTGCACAAGCTTCAGTTACACATAATCATACTACAAGACGTACCGTTGAATATATCGATCCTATTGCACAAACATTTGTTGTTGGTGGTAATGTAGAATCACCTGGTGCGATAGGTACAAATGAGGATCTGAATGGACTATTCTTAACTGCAGCTGAGGTATTCTTTGCTACTATAGATACTGATGCAAATTCACCTATAAGATGTGAAATAAGGTCTACAACAGGTGATGCACGTCCTTCTAGGACTATTATGGGTAGAAGTAGAACATTATACCCATTCACAACGGATTCTAATGGTAATCGTATCCAAAACATTCAAACCGATGATACTAATGCTAGTGTAGGAACTAAATTTACGTTCCCAGAACCAATATTCCTACCACCCGGACAAACATATGCTTTAGTTTTGGTTGCAGAAAGAAGTGTTTCTTATACAGTTTGGTTGGGTGAGCATGGACAGAAAGCAGTTAGTTCTGCAACTATTCCAGGATCTACTGGTGAAAGTCCAACATATGCTAGACAATATGGTGCTGGTGCACTATTTAAATCTCAGAATGGTGCATTATGGACAGAAGATCAGACACAAGATATGAAATTTGTTCTTTATAGAGCTAAATTTACTTCTTCTACAGGATCTGTATTCTTTAATAATCCAAATTTAAGTAAGAGTAATGGATTTATTCCAAGATTGGGAAATAATCCAATAAGAACTTTACCAAAGACAGGTAAGATTAAACTTACAACTCGTTATGCAGAAGGTTCTGGATCAGCAGCAGCTGATAAATTAGAAGATTTTATTAAATCAGGTAGAAAATTGGTGGCAGGTGTTGATAATAATAGTACAGCAGTTGTTGATTCTATTGGAGATAAAGCTACTGCAGTAAGTATTGGTTTTTCAGGAACTAATTATTCAGCAAATCAAAGTGGAGTAGTTGCAAATACATATAACGTAACTGGTAAGGGAACTGGTTTAACATTGACAGTTGGTTCTAATGCAGAGGGTAATATTGATTCTGTAGTAATTGCTAATGTAGGATCTGGATATAAAGCTGGTGATATGGTGGGTATTGTAACTGCAGACATGACTGGTGATAAAGGTAGGGGTGCTGAAATTAGTGTTACTTCTGGTGCACCAGGATCTATGGATACAATATATTTGACAGATATTCAGGGAGGAACTGCTAGTTGGAAAACAGGTTCAACATTTAGTCTGAAATATGTTAATGATTCTGGTACAATTGTTGCTCCTCAAGCATCTAGTTCAGATATTGCAGTTCAATTTAGTGGTGATGGTGGAATAAATGATGGTAAGACTTTTAGGGTTAATCAATTTGATCATGGTATGTATTCTGGTACCAATAAGGTAAATATAACTAATCTTAAAACAGATACACCATCTACTACATTAACAGCAAATTTAATACAAAATGAAACAAGTACAATTAGTGTTGCTTCTACGTTACCATTCCAATATTTTGAAGGAATGGAGGTTAATGGAAGTACAGGGTACATAGGTTATGTAAAAATTGGTAATGAGATTGTTGGTTATCAGGATGCAAATGCTACTGGATTAGTTATTGCTGCTTCACCAAATGGTAGGGGAATAGACAATTCAATCGTTGTTCCTCATGAAATAGGAGATATAGTTGAAAAATATGAATTGGGTGGAGTTTCTATGAGAAGAATAATAATAAGTGGTGGAAAAACTATTGATAATGATGATATTGGACTTGATCATTATCATGTTAAAATTGATGCTTCTACTAATGGACAAGATAGAAGTGTAGATGCAGATTATCCTGCTGGAACTAAACAACCAGAATTATCATTTAAGAATGATTCTTTTGTCGGTGGTTCTAAAGTTAGAGCAACCAAAAATATATCATATTCTGCTATAGTTCCTAGATATGATACTATTACTCCAAGTGGAGTTGACGGATCATCTACTAGTATAACTGCTAGTATAAGAACTGTTAGTGGATCTAGTGTAGATGGAACAGAAGTATCATTTAATGATCAGGGATATAAGGACATTCAATTAAATGCATATAATAGTTTTGATATTGTTTCCATTGTTGCGTCTAAGATTAATGAAAACGAGTATTTACCAAGTTTACCTAGAAGCAAATCGTTTACTACTGTATTGAATTTTGAATCAACTAATGAATACTTATCACCAATGGTTTATATTGGGGAATCTAGTACTGAATTTATATCTCATCGTTTAAATAATCCAATAGGATCTGATAATTATTCAGGAGATAATAGAGTAAATACAACTATCGATGATCCTCATAGTGCAGTTTATTACTCCAATACAGTTAGAGTAACTAAACCTGCTACATCATTGAAAATTTTATTATCTGCATTTAGACCAGAAAATTCTGATATTAGAGTTTTATATAGGTTAGAAAGATTGGATTCAAGTGGAGTTGATTCTGAGTTTGAATTATTCCCTGGATACAAAAATCTTATTGACAATGATCAAGATGGTTTTGGTGATATTGTAATTAATCCAGCTAATAATGATGGTAGATCAGATTCTTTTGTTGGTCTTAGTGTTAGTGATGAATTTAGAGAATATCAATATACTGCAGATAATCTTGATTTATTTAATGCATATACAATTAAAATTGTTATGTCTGGTACTAATCAAGCAAAACCACCAAGAATTAAAGAACTTAGGAGTATTGCTATAAGATGATTAGAGTTGAAGGACACACACATCTTTATAGAGATGAAAAAACTGGAGCAATAGTTAATTGTGATGATAGTGGTTATGATAACTATGTTAATTCTCTACGTAATAGAGAAAAAAAGGATAGAGAACTTAGTGATATGAAAAAAGATATTGATGAAATCAAGTCTTCTTTAGCAATTTTAATCAACGGTCTTAATAAGTCCTAAATAATAAGAGAAGTTATTATTAGAAATAGATGGCAGCTGTATATGTTTCTAATCTTGTAATCAACGCAGGAGCCACATTTAGTCAATCGTTCGATTTAGCACAGAGTGATTCTGCTCCATTGAATCTTGCTGGATATGGGATTGCGGCACAAATTAGAAAACACGCTGGAAGTTCCAATCCTATAACATTTAATAGTGCTATAATGGATCCTGATACTGGAAATGTATTGATTGCGTTAACTCCAGAACAAACTACTGCGTTAAAAACTGGTAGGTATGTTTATGACATTGTTATAACTGATGCTGCCGGTGATAAAACACGGGTTGTCGAAGGATCAGTTCTTGTTCGGGAAGGGGTTACCAGATAATGGCAGCAATTAAAGTTAGGGTAGGACAATCAGATGCGATAAAAGTAATCTCCAGTCAAGGTGGGGGTTCTATTTCAGCACAAAATGCAACAAATGTAATTGGTGGTATTGCATCAGTTAGTCAGTTGCAGGTTACTGGTGTCTCGTCTTTTATTGGTAATGTTAATATTTCGGGGATAACAACACTTGCTGCTAATGGTGGTATAACAACTACTGGTGGTGATTTATATATTGGTGGTGATTTATATGTTAATGATGATATATTATTTGATGAGATAAATGGTAGAAATCTTAATATTAGTGGTATTTCTACATTAAATGTATTAGGTGTTACTGGAATTGTCACAACCCAACATTTAGAAGTAACTGGTATTGCAACCATAGGTGGATCAACTATAAATGATGGAACATTTAATCAATTAAGAGTTTCTGGTGTATCTACATTTGTTGGACGGGCTGATTTTAAATCAGATATAACAGTTCAAGATAATGATAAGATATTATTGGGTAATCAATCTGATTTAGAGATTTATCATAATAGTTCAAGTGCATACATTACCAATGATACTGGTAATTTATACCTTATCAACAATACAGATGATGACGATGGTGGAGATATTATTTTTCAGGCAAAGTTAGGTAAGAATTCTGCCATATTTAAAGATGATGAGGGAGTATTTCTTTATTATAATGGGTCAAAGAAATTTGCTACCACTAATGATGGATTAATTATTACTGGTATTGCTACTGCAACTTCATTTAAAGGTGCTGGAAATACTGCTGCTTCATTCCCAGTTGGATTAACGGCAACAAATGCGACTTTCAGTGGAAATGTAAGTGTTGGTGGAACATTAACCTATGAAGATGTAACTAATGTAGATTCTGTAGGTCTTATTACTGCCAGAACGGGAGTGAGAATAACAAACGGTGGATTAATTGTAACTGCAGGTGTTTCCACCTTTAATGATGCAGTTAGTATAACTGGAACATTAACTGCAGGACTTATAGATGGAGGATCATTCTGATGGCAAAACCAACCACTAAACAAGAATTAATTGATTATGCTCTTAGAAAATTAGGAGCTCCTGTTTTAGAAATTAACGTAGATGATGATCAAATAGATGATGCTGTGGATGATACAATACAATTATTTAATGAACGTCATTATGATGGTATTGAAAGAATGTATTTGAAATATGAGTTAACTCAAGATGATATTGATAGGGGAAAAGCATCTGGTACAACTGGAGTTGGTATTGTAACTACTACTGCACAATCAACACCTATTAGTGGAATCTCAACAGAAACAGGTGCTGTTACTTCTAATTGGTATGAAAATTCCAATTTCCTTCAAGTTCCAGATTCTGTAATTGGGGTAGAAAAGATATTTAAATTTGATAGTAGTACTATATCAGGTGGAATGTTTAGTCTTAAATATCAATTATTTTTAAATGACTTATATAGATTCAATTCTATCGATCTTCTTCAATATTCGATGACTAAAACATACCTAGAAGATATTGATTTTTTACTTACAACAGATAAACAATTAAGATTTAATAAGAAACAGGATAGATTATATTTAGATATTGATTGGGGTGCTGAAGAAGCAGGTACATTTCTTGTTCTTGATTGTTATAGAGCATTGGATCCCGAAGCATTTAAACAGATTTATAATGATAGTTTTGTAAAACCATATGTAACTGCTTTAATTAAGAAGCAATGGGGACAGAATTTAATTAAATTTAAGGGGACTAAACTTCCTGGTGGAATTGAACTTAATGGTAGGGAATTATATGACGACGCAGTTAGTGAATTATCGGAAATTAAAGAAAGGATGACTTTAGAATATGAAGTTCCACCCCTTGATATGATAGGATAAAATAATGCCATTAAATCCCTTTTTTCTGCAAGGTTCACAGAGTGAGCAAAGACTTGTTCAAGATTTAATTAATGAACAGTTAGGAATATATGGTGTAGAAGTACTTTATCTACCCAGAAGAATTGTTAAAAAAGATAGTCTTTTCACTGAATTAGAATCTTCTAGGTTTAGTGATAATTTTGCTATAGAAGCATATGTAAACACTTATGAGGGATATGGTGGTGCAGGTGATATAATGACAAAGTTTGGTATGAGTTTAAAGGATGAATTGACTGTAACTATATCAAAAGAAAGATTTGAAGATTTTATATCACCATTTTTGGAAGAGATGCCAGCAGATGAGATAGAAGTTGTATCTAGACCCAGTGAAGGTGATTTAATTTATTTCCCATTAGGAAAAAGAATTTTTGAAATTAAATTTGTAGA